GTCTAGGAATCGAACCTAGTTTCCATGTGTGTTGTCCACCCGTCCTTACCAATAGACTACCAGAGGAAGATTGACTTATCTAAATCTTGGTCCAGTGTACCAGCCTACTAGACTGATTCTTTGACCAGATCTTACATTTTTGACACGGTGCCATGTATCAGAAGGAAATACAATGACATCACCAATTTCCATTTTAATTGTGTGTCTAGTTCTACCACATAAAATTTGAAATTCGCCTCCTTCATATTCATCGGGAGAAGATAAACAAAGACTAATGCTTAGTTTTCTTTGAATTTCAAGATTCTGTGTGGTGTCTACATGCCAACCATACCTATCACCTTCATCATAAATTGTATATTGAATATCAGATTCCCAATATGTTAAATCATATTGAAAGATTTCTGTATTCGCAGCATGAATATAATGAGACATCATACCAGCAATCCAATGATTTGTGGGAATCCACTTTACTTTGGACTTTCTAAGATTACTCAATGCATTTAGAGAACCTTGTCCTCCTTGCATTGTAGTACGATCAAGATTAGCATCGATAATATAATCTCTTACTTCTTGATCAATCTCAGAATTGGTACGATAAAAGTATAATTTAGACATTGTGTTTTGTGCTCAGGCTCGCCACCAATTCTTTGACTGGAAATTGGAAACCAGGCGGGAGTTTTCCCATCCGCACCACTTGCTTTTTAATGGGAAAGCAAGAAACCAGAAGGGGGATCACCCGACCAGGGCGCTTTTAATGTCATCCCGAGACAGTTTGGGTCATTGACTCCACCAGGATTTTTAATGTCTCTCCATGACTAACTGAATTTAATTATATCGTCACTCATTCCACCACGAACGCCACTACTGATATAGTTATAAGGGTTTTCATCTAACCCATATTCAAATTTAATTCCTTGATCAGTAGTTTCTTTAGTAACATTATACCTAGAACTACTACGCCAATTTCTAATGGTGTTAATCGTTTCACTAATATTTCTCAGAAGATAAGGATCTTCAGTTTCAGCACCCAGTTTGAGTGCAGTACGAAGAGCATCTTCAGCACGTTCAATTTGATACCTTACGTAATCATTCATCGTCATCATCTCCTTTTACATAAGCAGGAACATTATCAGGATCTAACCAGCATGTATAATCATGATCATCCATGGCAGTTAGAAGTTGCATCTCATTATCACAGAGATACATATCTCGGTATCGACCAGTGTAGGAATCTACTTTCTGGATTCGACAATCTGGTTTTCCATTGATCTCTAGTGTGCCAACTTGCACATAGCGATAAGGAAAACGTTCAAGTAAGATAGTGGGTTTCTTCATAATGATGGTATTCAAAGGCGACTCAGGTTGGGGTCGAACCAACGACCGACTGCTTAGAAGGCAGTTGCTCTATCCACTGAGCTACTGAGTCATTCTACATCAAGCAGCAGATTTTTGCAAGATCTTGATTTGTTGTGCAATTTCTTTTGCCTCAACGATTTTACCTTCACTTGCAAGAGAGTGAAGTTGATCGATGAGTGTCTCTACTGTTTTATCTACAATGTCGGATTCATCGTAGGTGTCGTAAGCAATCATCGGAACCTCCTTGACTTGACTTATTTAGGATAGCACGGGGACTGTTTGGTGTCAACCCCCTTTGCCGAAATAATCCTTCCGCATGTATCTGCCGAGGATGTTGGAATTATAGTAGGCAGGGGTCCCATCTGTCAAGGCTTCTGTAAGGACATTATTTAAGAAGAGTTGTTTTGTTTCTTCAAAGTTACATTGTCCTTTGGTTTTGTGGAGGCTAAGTATTGATCTGTCGAAGGATGCTTTTCCCCAAAGGTTAACTTCAGATTTGAGTTCTGGGCAGGATCCGTAATACTTTTTCCAATCAGACTCTGACTTAACCTTTCTAGATTTTCCTGCTGGTGTGCGGAAACTCCAGAAATACTTTCTACCAATATATCTACGACCAGTCGGATTGCAGTGTATAAGATAAACAAAACCAAAATAATCTTGAATACAATCAGAGTCAAATACTTCTCCGTTGTAGGTCCAAGGATTTTCATAAGACATTAAAAAACCTCCGTCATGGAGGTATTTAGTTAATAACTTGCTTCTTTATAATTTTCTACTTCTAAAGTAACTATTTCATATCTATCTTCTATTGGTTTAAGTATTTCCTCTAATTCTTCTGTTGTTAAACTATGTGCTAATACTTGATTTTTTGAATTGTATACATGATGAATTGGCCCTGTAAGCATATACCTCCTTATGAACCATTGTTATTTATAGAGTATCCCTTGAACCCTTACAGAGTTATTTTACAGACAAAAAAAGGGGTTGTCAAGTGGTCTTTGTCACCTGACAACCTGCGCCGACGATATAAACTATTTATCAATTACAACCAAAAATAGTACCACCCACAACAGCACCCAGAGGGACTGCCCACCAGCGGCCTTCACCTCTAGATAGAACTGCTCCAGTACCTCCACCTGCAACCATGCCTAGGAGAGTCCTAGAGGGGTCACAGACCCCCGTTCGGGACGCATGGCCTGCGGGTGGATGGGCAACGTTAGGGGCACTCCTGTAAGGACGTTGATACCCCACAGGTCCACAAGGTACACTATAAGTTTCGGTTCTAACATATCCCTGAATATATTGACCATATCGATCATAATATCCAGGAACATATACTTCCCGATTCCTAGTGCATACATCATAATCCGTTACTTGCTGAGCAACAGCAGGTACTGGACAAAATAAAAGTGTTGAAATAAGTAATAGTTTTTTCATAATAAATCAATCAAAAATACGACCCCACCCGTCGTTGCCACCAGGACACCAACGTGCTTTGAGCATTGCCTTACTGTAGACAGTACCCTTACCATTGGTCACAGGACCAGTGTAGTTATCGTTGCAAGAACCATAAGGATCATTCACAACATATCCATCACCTTTCTTACCAATGACTACACACATGTGCCCACCAGTAGGTGCAGATAGAGAACCGCGATGCAGGATACCAATAACGACAGGTTTCCCAGCAGCGAGGCTACGATCAATATCAGCGAAAGAAAGATTGTAACTAAAGTGTGACTTAACTCCATAACCTGCAAGAACCTTGGTCTGTACTGCGTGATCAGTTGTGTCACCAATCGCAAATACTTTCGTGACATAAGCATCATCACCCTTCGCACCCTTGAGAGTTCCTGGCTTAAGGAATTCCAAGCACATTGCACATGACGATGAGTTGCAAGTACGGTGTGCATCTCTATAGTTATCTACTTGATTGAAATATGGAACATTGAGAATAGGTGGAATGGGTGGCTTACTACGGAACTTCTCGATCCATGCAGCATCCTGAGCGCCGCCTGCACCGTCATCTACGAGGCAATCGGGGTCCGTCTGTGCCATTGCTTCCTCAAGTTGTCCAACTGCCTTCACATGGGCAGCATTGCGCTCTGAGAAGAACTCAAAGAACTTATGGAGATCCACAGGACCACCGTTGGCATTGCCGTCACGATAAGTAACAACCCAAGGTGAATCTTGCTTCAGATGCTCGGGAATCGATGCCTCTAGTAGACTGACTGCGGCAACGTGATTGGCATTGTTCTCATCGTAAAACTTAAAGAAATTAATTAATACTTTTGACATTTTGAACTCCTGTTGTGTTGGTACGTTAGTCGATCCTGTCAGACCTTTCTTCCACATATCACCCTCAGCAGTTCTACGTCGAGCCAATCCTGCCTCAACATTAGTGCCTGGATTCCTATACTTATAAAGAGCAGCAGGTACATCCTTCCAGTTTGCTTTAGACGAAAGTGCAGTTGTGATAGAATTAAAATTAGATCTATCACCGTAGAATCCTGCACCTAAGTTGTATGCAAAACTTAGGATGGCACCTTGCTGCTCTGGTGTCATTTCATTCCAGTGTGGAATTTTTGTTAATGCTGGAATGAATTGTTTTTCACATTGCGAGATGAGTAAATCATCTGCTTGTGCTTGTGTAATTGTATCTCCCATCTTAAATGGAGATCCATCTTTCTTGCGAGTTGAACCCCAACCAATTGTGATTGGAAGTCCACCTGTTAATGGATCTGGATATGCTTTTAAATGGCACCCCTCAAATTTTTTAATAAGGGCCAGACCTGGTGCTGGTACTGTCATAATTGAAATCCTGCAAATGTATTCTTGGTTACATCTTGTTTAATACCACCGATAACATATGATTCAATTTCAGTTTCTTGTGGAGCATTTTGCATACTCTTAGAATTTAACCAATGTTCTGTCCATGGCAAAGGATTATTCTTGGCTGGAATATCGTAGATAGCATTCAAACCAATTGCTTTTAAACGACGATTTGCTATCCATTCAACATACTGTGAAAGTAGTTTGGTATTCAAACCAATCATCGATCCATCTTTAAACAAATATTCTGCCCAGTTCTTCTCTTCCTCTACAGTGTTTCGGAACATTTCGACAACGTTTTCCTTCTCTTCTTCGGCAATGCGAAGCATGTCAGGATCGTCTCCCTGGGCCCATTTATTTAGTATTTTTTGTGTTAGAACTAAGTGTTGGGATTCGTCTCTTGCGATAAGGGAGATGATTTTGGCACTTCCTTCCATGAGTTTAAGTTCACCAAAAGCGAAAGAGCAGGCAAACGATACGTAGAACCGAATTCCTTCGAGGATATTAACGTTAGCAACTGCTTTATAAAGTTTTCTTTTGAGTTCATATAGGGTTTCTTTTGCTGCAGGAACACCTTCAAGTTGATGCTGCCACTGGTTACCAGATGAATAATCTTGTGCTGCTTTGATGAATTCATCATAAGCTGCAGTCACACTCTTGGCCCTTTCCATGATTCTTTCATCATCAAGGATAGTATCAAATACATCGGAAGGATCCGAATATACATTCTTAATGATGTATGTGTATGAACGTGAGTGAACCATTTCCATGAATCCCCACACTTCCATACATGCTTCCAGTTCAGGAAGAGAGCAGTATGGGATAAATGCCATACCAGGACCACGACCCTGAACAGAATCCAGAAGGATCTGATACTTCAAATTAGAAGTAAAGATATGCTTCTGTTCGGGACGTAGTTGCTGATAATCAGCACGATCTTTTTGGAGGGAGACCTCTTCAGGTCTCCAGAAATATCCTAGTTGTGTTTGTGTAAGCTTATCGAAGTCTGGGTATTTGTATGAATCGTATCTTTGAACTCCCAAGGGAGCACCGAAAAACATCGGTTGTTTCTTTGTGTCTACTTTGTTTGAGTTAAAAACTGTCATACCTTCTACCATTTGGTTCTCCTTAAACTTTGCATGAATCGCAATCTTCTTCATCTGATTGTAGCAGATCGTTGATCAGACTGTCAACGTTCTCTTTTACATCTTCATCACCATCTTTCTTGGCATCATAAGTGTTCTGATAGTAGCTTGTCTTCCAACCGTACTTATATGTATTAAGGAAGTCAGTTGCCATTACACTAACAGGAACTTCAGAGTTTTCGTAATGCTCTGGATTATAGGACCAGTTTCCAGAAATCGCTTGATCGAAGAACTTTTGCATAACAGCAACAACATTAATATAACCAGTATTCCCAGGCATATCCCAGAGCAACGTATAGTTGTTCTTAAGTGTTTGATACTGGGGAACAATTTGCTTAAGCGGACCCTTCTTCGATTTTTTAACGGACAAGTAATCTCTAGGTGGTTCGATTCCATTTGTTTCATTTGACACAACGGAACTGCTCTCCGATGGCATCTGTGCGGACAGTGTTGAGTTCCTAAGACCGTACTGTTTAATAGATTCCCTGAGGCTATCCCAATCATATTTCAACTCATTAGGTACAATTTCATCAACCTCCTTCTTGTATGTATCAATAGGAAGAATTCCATCAGAATACTTCGTGCGATCATAGTAACCACAAGGACCATACTCTTTAGCAAGTTGGTTAGATGCCTTGAGAAGGTAATACTGGAATGCTTCAGATAGGTCATGAACCAGTTGCCATGCCATAGGATCATCATAGTGCTCACCATGACGAGCAAGATAATGTGCCAGACCAATATAACCAATACCAAGAGAACGACGACTGAGAGTTGAAATTTCAGCAGCAAGAACAGGATATTCCTGATAATCAATCAGAGAATCCAGACCACGAACAGCAAGATCACAAAGTTCTTCTAGTTCATCTAGATTCTTCAGTCTACCAACATTGATCGCTGAGAGAATACAGAGAGCAATCTCACCCATGGGGTCATCGATATGCTGAACTGGTTTTGTAGGAAGAGTAATCTCCTGACAAAGGTTCGACATATACACCTTATCCTTGAAGGATGAGTGCGAGTTGCAATGGTCGATGTTCATGATATACAAACGACCAGTCTCAGCACGTTCCTTTAGGAGGTCCAGAATGAGTTCTTGAGCACCAATAGTTTTTCTTGGAATAGAACTATCTCGTTCTGCAGCCAGATATAAATCGTCAAATCCATCAAGCCCAAAATTAGCACTAAGCTGAGGAACGTCATGGGGACTGAAGAGAGAGATTTCTTCGTTGCGGATGAATCGTTCATAGAAGAGTTTGCTGATCTGGATGCTGTAGTCTAACTTACGAACACGATTATCCTCGGTTCCTTTATTATTTTTTAGTACTAGGATGTCTTCGATTTCTTGGTGCCAG